GCGCGACTAATTCAGGGCTGCAGAAGGAATTTACCTGCAATTGATCTCACCCCATGAGAACCCCATAATTGTTTTATACATGTATCTGACCTCAGGGTCAGGCTACAGCAATCCTACAGGTTTTAACGTCCCTACTACGACGAATATATATTACTTCATAACTAAGCTCCTAAAAAAGAGCGACCACCAGTATCAACATCACACAAAATTATTTGTCTTAAATAACACGGATATTTATCACCAAATTGCATACCTTGCAACTCTTCCGTAAACAACCTTTGATCGGAAGGAGTCCACCCATAAACTTCATGAATGGAACTTGTGATTTCATCAGTAGAATCATGTTTGAACTTCATAATTAACTTATGCTCATAATCACGTGTAAATATTGCAACTGCTCCAGCAGTCAATACCAAAATTCTGTCGATTAAACTTTTTAGTGGCGGTATAAAATTAGTGGCCCTACGTAAACCCAATGCAATCCCTTTTAAAAGCCCATTGTTGGTAACTTTTTTGCCTTTTGGTGGATCAAGGAGATAACCCAATTTTGCTATCACTTTACCTGGTTTTGGACCGAACACCCAACCATGATTAGTATAATACAAACGGTTGGAGCAAAACTCCAAAAATTCAAAACTTTCACGGTAAACAGCCTTACTTTCCAAGCCAAAACGTTTCATATGCAATGCCCAATCAATTTTTGTGCCAGTATGAACAGCCGCATTATCATCACCCATAACTAACATCCAAATTTGGTATCGGGCTTCCTCAACTGATAATGTTCTCTCCCTACAAAAAATATACAAATGTGTTAGACCATTTAAAATGGAATTCCCAACAGTGGTATAAGGATCACCACTTTTCCGGGTTGCTTTAACTTTATATTTCCAACCACAAGTTGTATAACCATGGGTTTGAATGTTAGCTAACATCAAAAGGTAAACAGCTAACGGCGCACCAAAGCGCTTAAAAAGGCGTAATTCAGTCTTACTAAGAGCCTCATTAATCGTTGCATCAAATTTTGAAAAATCATCTTCAACAATCAAACCAACTTTATCCGTTATAAATTCAGCTTGTTGTTCAGCAGAGACCCCGCAACAAAAAATCACATTATTATTTTTAACATTCCACATTTTCTTCAAACGATCTTGAACAGCCATAATCCATGGCCCAACCAAAACTATAAATTGTGGCGTCGCTCCCTGAATTAATCTAGGTGATTTTGCTGTCCAACCCAACAAACTACGTTGCAACAAGTTTTCTACCTTAACAAAAGACGAACGAGTTGTAAAATCTTTAAGCATGGAAGCACTAAGATGACTATCCTCTGTTATACCATCAGCCCTTAGCTGATTATAAGCTTTCAGCAACATCTTTTTTACTGAAGTGGATGCATTAGATCTATACAAATAAGTCCTAAATTCAACAGACTTTATATGGAGCATCTTACGAAATAAATAATGAAAATTACGATCAACCCAAGCATCAAACGCAGCCATATAACCAACATCAGGCTCACGTGTATTACATAAAGCCCTAGTACGTAGAGCCTGCTCTTCATTGTGACGATTACTCGCATAAGCAATAGGTGCATAATGTTGTGTATTGAAACCAATACTTACCATTTTATTACGTATAATTAAAGGGTCTTCGATCTTACCAAATCTCGCCTCAACTTCAGAATATTCAGCACTAGGTTTCAATTGGACCCTAAATTCAATAGAATTAACTACCGGTCCTGGATTTAACTCAATTCCAACTAATCGTAACATCCACAAAACCAAAAGACGTAACAAAGCCGTAATATCAAACAGTTGGTTCAAATTTCTAAACAACGGCACAAATAATAATGTAATAATCTCAAAAATAACCGCATTAACATATTCTGGAACTGACGCATCAACCAAATAACCTACAGTTATTATAAACACTGTCCACAAAAGATAAAACTCAGGAAGTGTAAAAGCGCCATTACGAATATTACGATAAACTTTATACAACATCAGAAAATAAATTTCCCACAAATAGAATTTGAGGGAAACAAAATAGGCCAAACCAATATTTGCTAAGACTAAGGAAGGCCAAAACTCAGACACATTGACATTACGTGCTATTAAAGCGCCATTACGCGCTAAACCTGAATCCCAAAAATTTCCAGTGGCTAAACGATGTATCCATTGATGCCAAAACTTCCTACGTCTTAAAGCAACATAAGGAGCATATAAAATAGCATTCTCATATTGTGTTGGAGTCAACACCAATTCACGACAAAAATTAATAGCTTTTAATTTTAATAAAGTAATAACATCAACATCCCGAGGTACATAACATAAATAAACACTCAAACACTCCACTAAGGAATGCGGCAATTGTATATGTACTTCTCCATGGGACAAATAAACACCAAAATGGTCATTAAACCAATTATCAAACAATGGATCAATATTAAACCAACCA